CTTGATCGTATGCGGTTCTACTGTGCGTGGGACTTGGCTATCGGGCAACGGGACAGGAATGACTACTCGGTTGGTATAGTTGTAGGGGTGAATGAGTACGACCAGATGTTCGTTGTTGATATAGATAGGGGTAGATTTGACGGCTTCGAACTGGTAGAAAGGATACTGGATTTGTATGAACTGTGGAGACCGTCTATTATAGGCATAGAAAAAGGTCATATTGAAATGGCATTGGGCCCTTTTCTGGAGAAACGTGTCAGGGAGCGGGGGCTCCATGAAGCGTATTTTAAAGATTTGAAAACTGGCAGGCGTGATAAAGAAGCCCGAGCCAGAGCTATCCAGGGACGGATGCAACAGGGGATGGTATATATTCCGAAAAATGAAAATTTTTCCGGACCATTAGTTGCAGAACTTTTACGATTCCCTAATGGAGTGCATGATGATCAGGTGGACGCATTAGCATGGATAGGCCTTATGATGACAGAGTTTAGTAGCTTTTCAGAAAGAATAGTTCAACCTCCGTCCTGGCGTGATAAACTTGAATACTTTACCAAAGACATTAAATCTAAATCTGCGATGAGAGCTTAATATATGGCAGTACTACCTAAACGAAGAAAAATTTCTGCTCAAGACGAAGAAACAATTAGCAGCCATCAGTGGGATAGATATGTCCGAGCCCGTGACAACGGGCATGTAGACTATATTGATCTTGCTAAAAAGTGCGATGCTTTTTATCAGGGTGAGCAATGGGACTCGGCTGATATAACTGCACTTGATGCAGAGGGGCGCCCCGCGCTAACAATCAATACTATATTACCTACGGTAAATACTGTTCTTGGGGAGCAGGCCAGTAGACGTGCAGATATAAGATTTAAACCAAGACGGGGTACTGATCAGGAAACGGCTGATACTTTGACTAAGCTGTTTATGCAGATTGCTGATAATAACAAACTGGATTGGATAGAACAGCAGGTATTTAGTGATGGTCTTATAATGGACGGTCGTGGGTACTTCGATGTTCGTATAGACTTTAGTGATAACATGCAGGGTGAAGTCAGGATAACTGCTAAAGATCCGTTAGATATTATCCTTGATCCGGATGCTAAAGAATATGATCCTAAAACGTGGAACGAAGTTTTTGAAACCAAGTGGATGACTCTTGATGAGATAGAAGAACTATATGGCAAAAAGCAGGCAGATAAACTTTTATTTATTGCAGAAAATGGTCAGTCGTTTGGTAGAGATTCAGTAGAATATTATGAAACGCGGTATGGTGATACTGATGATAGCGATAATTATATAGGTACTACTACCGCAGGACCTGATGACGAATATAGAAGTATTAAAGCGCTTAGAGTAATTGAGCGTCAATATAAAAAATTAACTAAAGTAGATTGTTTTCTTGATCCGCAAAATGGTGATATGCGACCAGTACCGGAAATGTGGTCAGATGCAAAAACTAAAAAATTTGCAAAACGCTATGGATTAGAAATTTATTCTAAAATGAAGAAACGGGTGCGCTGGACAGTAACATGCGACAAAGTAGTATTGTTTGATGACTGGTCCCCGTATGATGAATTTACAATTGTGCCGTTTTTTGCGTATTTCCGTAGAGGCAGACCGTTTGGCATGGTACGTAACCTGTTGTCTCCGCAGGAACAATTGAACAAGGTTACCAGCCAGGAGCTTCATATTGTAAATACAACTGCTAATAGTGGTTGGCTGGTTGAATCAGGGTCGTTAAGTAGTATGCAGGTAGAAGACCTCGAAGAACATGGGGCAGAAACAGGTCTTGTTCTTGAATATAATCGAGGTTCTACACCCCCTGGCAAGATTCCACCAAACCAGATACCTACTGGTCTTGATAGAATAAGTCAGAAAGCAGCTGCAAACATAAAAGATATTAGTGGTATTAATGATTCAATGCTTGGTACGGATAGTGCCGAGGTATCAGGCGTAGCTATTCAGGCTAAACAGAATCGTGGAATTATAATGATTCAGGTTCCGTTAGATAACCTTAAGAAAACAAGACTATATCTAGCGGAGAAAGTATTAAATCTGGTTCAGGATTTTTATACCGAAGAACGGGTGGTAATGATTACCAATGAAGAAGATCCTATGAAGCCTAATGAGCCTATGGTTATTAATCAAGAATTAGCAAGTAATGAAATTATAAATGACATAACTATTGGCGAATACGATATTGTAGTTAATACTGCTCCTGCTCGTGATTCGTTTGATGAAGTACAATTTGCCGAAGCTCTTAACTTACGTACAGTTGGAGTTGCAATACCGGATGATGCTATTGTTGAATATAGCCATCTTAACCGTAAAGAAGAACTTGCAAAACGTATACGCCAGTTAACAGGCCAAGAACCGCCAACTCCAGAACAAGCACAAGTGCAAATGATGCAACAGCAAATGGCTATGCAGCAGTTGCAGCTTGAAATATCTAAACTTGAAGCTGAAGTTATGAAGTTACAAAGCGAAGCACAAATGAATATGGCTAAAGCTCAAGAAACTGCTTCTAAACCACAAATAAATGTAGCAGATATTAAATCTAAACTTGAAATGAAGCAGCGTGAGCTTGATCTTAGAAGAGAGTTAGCATCTTTAACTAATCAAACTAGGCAAAATCAAGCTAGTACTCAGGCAGCGGCTAAACTTGCTACTACTGCTATGACTTCTGCATCCAGAGCAGGTGGTCCTCCGCAACAAATGCCTGGCCCAGTTAATATTGATAATTTAAATTAGGAGTTACTATGCCACGAGGAAAAGGAACTTATGGATCTAAAGTAGGTAGACCCCTTAAAAAGAAAAATAAGAAATCTAAAAAGTCCAAAAAGTCTAAAAGTAAAAGGAGTTACTAATGGCCGAAGAAGATAAACTTGATCTTGGAGAAAGTTTGCCAGGTGCTGATCCTAGAGAGGAAGATCCTGAGCAAAGACTTGATCTTAATTTTCCTGAAGAAATAGAGGAAACTACAGAGGTAGTTGCAGAGGAAGTAACAGAAGAAACTGTTGCTAAAACCGAACAAGATGAGAACGAAACAGATGGTGACATTACGGCAGAGGAGACTACTGAAGACGCTGAGAAACCAGCAGAATCAGAAGAAACAACAGAAGAAACAGAAGAAGCAGAGCCAGAATTGGAAGAGGTTGCTGAACTGGAAGAAGAAACAGAGCCAGAACCTAAAAAACCTATGGTTCCGAAGTCTAGATTGGATGAAGTCCTTGCTAAACAAAGAAAACTTCAAGAACAATTAGATGCTTTAACTGCAGAAAAACAGGCCCCTGAAACTTCTTCTGAAGAACCGGCACCAGAACCTTATGATTTTGATGCAAAAGAAATTGAATACCAAGAGCACGTATTAAATGGGGAACCTGAAAAAGCTGTAGCTCTTAGAAAAGAAATAAGAGCCGCTGAAAAAATTGAATTTGAACGTGAAATGGGGCAAAAATTTAATCAGCATACTAAACAATCTAAAGAAATGGATGCTTTACAGTCTGCAGCAGCTAAAATGGAAAGTAAGTATCCAATGTTTGACCAATATTCTTCTGATTATAATCAAGAACTTACTCAAGAAGTTCTTAGTTTAAGAGATGCTTTTATGGCACAAGGTACGACACCTGCTGATTCTTTAGAAAAAGCCGTTAATTTTGTAGTTAAAAGTAATTCTATTGAAACTGCTGAAGAAAAAGCTACTTTAGACGCCCCAGCACCTAAACAAAGTCAGGATCAAGTAGCTAAAAAACGTAAGGAAGTATCTAAAAAACTTAAAGCAGCTGAGTCACAACCACCTGATATGCCTGGAGAAAGTTCTTCTGCACATGGTGAAAAGGTAGTCGATATTTCTTCTATGACCGATGAAGAATTTAACGCTTTACCAGCAGCTACTTTAAAGCGGTTACGCGGGGATATAGGGTAATAGTTGCATAATTGTAATTATACGGTTATCCTTTTTAAAATTTCGTTTGCTTAAACGATATTAAGCCGAGTCGTTAACGTAAATAACGTATTCGCCCGGTAGGGCGTTAAATATACAGAGCCCGCAGCTCGCTAAATATGCGAAACCGT